CATACCTCGAACTACTACAAGAGAAGTCGGAAGAGTCTGGCATTAGTTTGCTTCAGGCATTCAAGTCCGCTGACATTCCGACTTCTACTTATTATCGAACCATTCATGGCACGACAGAGTTGCGCCATGATACAGCAGCGAAGGCAATGAAGGCCCTTGAAAAACTTCACGCACTTCAGCAAGCCCGTGAGTATACCGAGCAACTACGAGAGTCTGGTCAGCGAGTTGATATACGCGAGATCAGAGCACGGTTTAAGCCAAGAAGCACTGGCTCATAAGATAGGTTGCACGGTATCACTTATTCATAAGTGGGAAACGCACAAGCGTATCCCGTCTGGCTTCATGCTCATGTGTTGGTTGGATTCTCTTGGCTACGAAATCGAAGTTAAAAAAAGGGATGACAACATGTGACTCGTGCAAGTCCACGGTCACTGACTTTGTTGCTGTCCTAAAGAATGAACATCATCGAACCAATGCAAAGCACTGGTTCATTTGCCTTGACTGCTATGAGGGAGACACATGGTCAACAAGAATAAGCAGAAAGGAAGCTACCACGAACGCAAGGTCGTCGAGTGGCTCAACGCATTCGGCATCAAAGCGAAACGCCAGCCCCTCTCAGGCAGCTTGGGAGGAGAGTATAGCGGAGACATCAAACTCGAAATCTTGGGACACGAACTGGTAGCCGAGGTTAAGTATCGAGACGCTTCTAATTTCCCCAGTCCTTTCAGTGTCTTAGACAACAGAGACATGGCAATATACAAGAGACGGAGAGGAACTCCGCAGATGATAGTCATCTTGAAGGATGGCGTGTTCGAGAAATTCATGGAGGAAATCTCAAATGCAAAACGAACAGATACTAAACTACCTAAAGACGGGTAAGGAACTTACCCCTATCGAAGCGCTGAACATGTTCGGCACGTTTCGATTAGCCGCTCGCATCCACGACCTCAGGTCTGAGCGCTGGCCCATCCTCTGCGACACGCGAGATGTAGGTGATGGCAAGAAGGTTGGACACTACGCCTTGGTCAACAACAAAGATTTGTGGCCGAACAAGTAAGGCACTGCTAAGATAATGGGCGGCTAGGTAGTGGGATACCTGCCGCCCTTAACTTCAGAACACATGTGAGGATGTTCGTTATGGCTGACTATACACGTTATAATATCACAGAGCAAGAAGTCGTTGAACTAGAAGTCTTTGACTCTATTAGATCATACGTTTCAGTAATGAAGGATCATGGCGTGTCCTCAAAGAGGATAGCAAATGTCTTCTGGCGCGCCTCATCTCTCGACCATCTTGATTCTTTAGTTGCGCTCACCCTTCATAACAAAGGGTGAGTCATGTTTGCCGAACTTCTGATGAAAGAAGTAGCCCGTTGGGATATCAATAACGGCTACGCCAAATGCGTTCTGTTAATCCTAGCCAGTTACACTGACGTAGATGGACGTTGCTTCCCCAGCATAGCCACCATTTGCAGGGACACAGGGTTCAGCAAAAGCACAGTCATTCGCGCGCTAAGCTGGTGCGAAGAATGCAAGATCATTCACCGCCTTCATTCTATGAAGAGCACAACCTACACGTTTAACTGCATCACGGAGGATATCATGCAAGATGATATAGGTGTCTGTCAGACACACGAAGAGGATAGTAATATAACTAAGTTAGATTTTACTAAGAATATAACTAAGTTATATACACCTTCTGGTGTCTCACAGACACCCAACTTCGACGCATTCTGGTCTGCCTACCCCAAGAAGCGGGACAAAGGTCATGCGCGTATCGCATTCACCAAACATTCCCGCACCACTGATCCAGCCATCATCATAGCTGGCGCTCACAAGTATGCCGACTTCATCAAGCAGGCTGGCACTGAGCCGCAGTTTATTCCCTACGCAACCACTTGGCTGAACGGCGAGAGATGGGAAGACGACCTCGACTCTGAACTCAAGCCAACAACCAAAGACATCGGGTGGCTCAATGAACTATGACCAACGCATCAACTATCTAAAGAACTGGTTCGGCTCCGACATTCTCTCTCGGTTTAATATGCCGAAGGAATTGGATCAGAAGATCATTGCGATGGACACTATCGAAGCCGTCAACCGCAACATCCCCAACGGCGTGGACAAGGAGCGGATGGGTCAGCTCGTCGCTTCCATCACGAAAGAGCTGGCCCAATCCGCGACCTCTCGCACCCTCCCCAGCATCAAGGCATTCGTAGATGCCACCCAGAAGGCATCTCAGAGCCACGGAGCGGGCCGTGGAGTGCCCACCTCTGGTCCGCTTGACCAGTTTGCCATCACCGCCAAGAGAGTGGCTGTAGGCGGCGATATTTGCGAGTCCTATTTGCGTGAGCCACGACGCTCAGTGCTCATCAAGAACTATGGAGTGACCGAACATGACCTAGAACCATACGATAAATACCTTGCTGAAGCTGCGCATAAGCAGTAAGCTACAAAGAAAAGAGGAAGAACAATGGAACGTAAAGGATTCATCGGAGGTTCCGATTGCGTGAAGATCATGCAGGGGAACTGGCTCGAACTCTGGCAGATCAAGACGGGCCGAGTGCAGCCCGACGATTTGTCAGACAACATCGCAGTGCAGCTTGGCATCTGGACTGAGAGTTTCAACCTGCAATGGTTCGAGCGCCAGCATGAGTGCATCCTCAAGAATCATCAGTATGAGTTTGAGAAGAGTATCGGCAATGTTCCAGTAAAAGGAACTGTTGATGCTATGGTCAAAGGTATGCACCTATCGAAGACTGAAGTGTCAGGTTTGGCTATTGTTGAGGCCAAGCACACCAACTCATACAACAACATGGATGCGGTGATCGAATACTACATGCCGCAGATTCAACTCTATGCCCACCTTGCCAATGCAGATGGTGCTTACCTCTCAGTGATCTTTGGCAACAACAACTGGGAGTCCAGCTTTGTCCGCTACAACGAAGAGTATTTCAATTCTATGTGGGCAGTGGTGTCGGACTTCTGGGGTTACGTTGTTCGGGATCAAGAGCCGATTGGTGTTGACACACCGTCACTCTCAATCGACTCGGTTGAGATCGACCAAATGGTCAAGCGTGACGCCAGCACAGACAACGCCTTCATCGACGCAGCCCACACCTACATCGAGAACGAAGATGCGGCTCGTGTATTCGGCTCAGCAAAAGCAGACTTGAAGGCAATGGTCGCAAGCAATGAACGCGAAGTGTATTGCGACCTACTAACAATCAAGCGCGACAAGCGTGGCTCACTTCGCATCACAAAGAGGAAATGAAATGACTGACGCAATCAAAGACCTAATCAACGCGCAGAAGCAAACCGCTCCGCTGATTAAGAACGCAATCAACCCGCACTTCCGCAACAAGTATGCCGACCTAGGCGCAGTGATTGAGGCTTCGATGGATGCCTTTCACAAGAATAACTTTGCGGTGCTGCAAGCTAACGGCTCGGACGAACACGGCCCCTATGTGAACACCATGCTGTGCCACACATCAGGCGTGACCTTCGAGTCCAAAGTATATCTTGCCCTGTCTAAGCAAGATATGCAGGGGCTTGGCTCCGCCATTACCTACGCTCGCCGCTACGGCCTGCTTGGTATGGCTGGCCTTGCCGCTGAAGACGACGATGGCAATGCCTCAGTCAAACCCAAGGCACCTGCATCCGCAGGCGCTAAGTTCACCAACGACTTCTAAGGAGCCAGAAGCATGGCAAACGACTACGACAACAACAACAAGGGCGCAGCATTCGCGCCCTTCGATACCCAAAAGCTGATCCTTCAAGGCAAGGTCAACTCGGACGGCATCGACCACAAGGTCACGCTCATCAAGGATCAGACCCGTGATGGCAAGACCATCATTGAAGTCTACGAAAAGATTGGCACTCTCTTCGAGAACGATAAGAAGGGCAACGAGAACGCGCCCGACTACACCGGACCCTTCAATGAGTTCAAGCGTCTCGCTGCATGGCGGCGCATGAAGGATAACAAACCATATATGACCTTCTCCGTGTCGGATAAGTCGGATCGTCAGCAGTCTTCGCGCGTTGACGACGATGTGATTCCGTTCTAATCTTGGGCTGGGTCATTGTATCCTTCCTCCATTCTGCCAACTATGCAGGGCTTAACGGCCCTGCATTTTTTCTTTGGAGAGACGAGCATGGAAGACCCAACAACAATCCAAATACTCAGAAGAAAACTAAGCATTCTCAAGCAGGATGCAGCAGATAGAAACCGCCTGAATCTCAAGGGCTACATAGAGGAATGCCTAGCACTCCTCGACATAATTGAGAGGGAACAGAATGGAAGAACTACTTCAAGAAATACTTGATCTCTACGGCATGGATCGTGAGGTCTTCTTCGGCAGACGAAAGTTTCTCGAGGTCACTACAGCCAGAAAGCATCTGGTGTTGTTAGCCTTTGAACGCGGCATTGAGGTTAGACTAAT